TAAAACCAGAGGAGAAAAAATAAGAAATAACTTTAAATGTGGTTTAACAAATGTTAGTGGTGAAAATAATTCCAGATTTGGCGCGATAGTTTTAGAGGAAACAAAACAAAAAATTGCCGACCGTGCTCAAAGAAGATTAAATCACGGATTATCTCATCGTGAAATATATGACCTCTATATTGTACCAAATTTAGAAAGAGGATTAAATGCTAATCAAATATCAAAAATATTTCCATACAAGAAATCCCCTCATAGCATACGAATTCTTATTTTGAAATTCCGCGCGGAATAGTTTCAATAACCTTCGTAATAAATTTCAAAATCTTACTACGAACAATTTCGCTTTCACCAAAATGAAATACATTTATATGATTCATCACCGATATTTCTGTATCAAAAGCTGTAAATAGTTTACCGATACACGATAATTTACCAATATCACTCTGTTTAGAATCGCCACAAATAACATAGCGACTATTCTTTCCAAACCGTGTAAGAATAGTCGTGGCTTCCTCAATTGTCATATTTTGTATTTCATCGACAATAACCATACTATCATTGAATGTTAGGCCGCGACAAAAGTTTACAGGAATAGCACTAATAATATTGGCAGCCTTGAGTTGCAAGCAAGTTGCATCATCGGTAATTTCCTTAACCTTTTCTAGCAATGGCATTGCATAAGGCAAAAACTTGTCTTCAACTTCGCCTGGGAGTGATCCAATACTGCGCGACGCGCTCTCAATTACACTGCGAATATAAATGATGTTCTTGATCTTTTTGTCCTTGAACAGCTCAAGCGCGGCCAGCACTGCAATATAACTTTTGGCGCTGCCAGCAGGCCCATCAACAAAAGACATGTTGGAGTCATCGCACTTGATGCTATCATAAAACGCTTTGTGCGTTTCATTAAAGTGGAATGGCTTTTTAATTTTGAAGTTGTATGAAAAGGTGGCGGCCATTCCACTTTCAATTCCTGCTAGTGCATCATCATGATACATAGCTGCTTCAGCTGCCTTACGTTTCTTTTCTCTGCGGTGTGCGATGGGGTTGATTGGCATTTTGTTTGTTGTTTGTTGTTTGTCCTATAAAACTAAACTGCCGATGAATCGGAAACCAGGGCGGGGTACCCTTGGTGATTCATCGGCAGAAATTCAATCAATGCAATAAGCATGTGATATATTTTAAATTTTCATAACGTGTTAGCGGCCATTTCCAATAATTATTGCACGTTGATATGAATAATCGCTGTGAAACTTTTGTCCTCGACCATGTAAGACGCCTTCAGCAAATTGATAGCTTTGGCCATCAATTAGAGTTACCGTAGCAGGATCATAAAGAGCTGAATTGTTCAAGCTTTCTTTTTTTGCGCGCTGCCAGTCGCTCGATACGCAACTTTGAAGCAGCATCGCCAATAGCAGCCAATTTATCAATTTCATCTTCAATGCGATCTATTTGGGTTTCTCTTTGCCATTTTACAGCTGCAGCATATGCATTGCATGCTGCAATGATAGCCGCAAGTAAAGCTGACATTATTTGCCAGTTTGTTTGGCTTTACCGATGTTTAGTGCAAGCAAATCAATGACTGCATACAATTTGGACATTGTGGTGCCGCTTTTGGGTGTTGGGGTGCATGCGGCAATCGCGCTTGCAAGAGCAACGACCGCTGTAGCAATACCAAACCAGCTTTGGTTTTGAACCAAGGAAACAATTACTTCCATGTTTTTATAATTTTATTTGTTCGTGACCGTCATCATGTTCACCGGAACATGCGCAATCAACTGTATTTATAAACATAGGCTCTAAAACTTCCGCAATTTGACCATCACCTGCTTGACGGCCATCCACATATCAAGGTATTTGTATGTTGCCAATCGACCAGCAAATACCACATCTTTTTCGTCTTTGCCTAAAGCTTCGTAGCGTGCATACATTCGTTGTGCATCGCCCCATGGTATAGGATAAAACGGCACATCACCATCCTTACATTCAGCTGGTGTTTCGGTTGTAACCACGGTCAATCCGCTTTTGTGTTCTGGTGTAAAGTAACGATGGTCATAGGTACGCGTATGTGCGACTTCATTGTTATTTTCATTTTCTATAAAATGCGTCATTCCTTGTGCTGTTATTTTGTGGCTAAACTGCAACGTACGGTATGGCAATTGTCCATAACGGTAATTATAATATGCATCAATCTTACCAGTGTATACCGTAAGATCAGCCGCGGCGTCTTTCCAATCATCTATACCGCAATTGGTCACCACCTCAATATCTTCAAGCATGCGCTCAAACATTGCAGTATAGCCAGCCGTTGGAATGCATTGGTACTTTTGCCCTTCAAACCATGTTGGGTCGACACAATCAGCAGTCTTGGGAATACGATTTGTGATTGTCTTAGGAATAACATCAAACGCTACTCCCCATTGTTTTTCGCTATAGTCTTTAAAAATTACATCTACAATCTCTTGCTGCGACAATTCACGACCAATCTCGGATATGGTTTTGCGACTGTATGGTAAACTAATTTGGCCTAGTGATGTATTGCCTTTGGGCTGCAGAGCAAAAGGAGTCCAATCCGTATACTTACTTAACAGCGCAAATACTTCTTCATCATCGGTATGAAAAATATGAGGGCCATAATTATGCATCATTACACCACAAACATTAGCATCATAACAGTTGCCTCCTATGTGATTGCGTGTTTCATATACTTTTACAGCATATCCTTTTTGCTTAAGCAATACAGCAGAAAGGATACCGCTCAAGCCGCACCCTACAATTTTGGCTTTTTTTTTCATTGTTTATTTAGGAATGCGCTGTACATAACAGTTTAATTTGTGTTAATGCTGCAGAATTTGTAAGATATGTTTGTGCAAATTTACGCTGCTCAACATTTATATATTGTTGCAGGCTTTCATTATTTTCAATTGTAATGTAATTTTCTTCCAAATCGCTTAAATCACGTTTTACAGGAACATAATGTTTCCACGGGACTAACTGCTCATACCACCATTCTTCATACGGACGATCAACTATAAACACAATACGAGGACTGCGTAATAATACTTTAGTGCGGGCGCTCCACCCACAACCTTCCATATCAAGCAAATATTTCCAACAATCAATTTGCGACTGATAAGTCATATATGTTGGCGTATGTTTCCACAATTCCGTGCCACCATTACGATTCCAATCTATACTTTTTGCTTCACTAAAATATGTATTTGCATAAGTACTAATAAATTTTGCACGAACCTGAATATTTCCGGGGTAGCCAATCCAACCAATTTTGTTGTTATCTGGTTTAGTATTTTGAAATGAATTGCATGTTTCATCATAATCATATAATCCAGTTTCAGGCCAAGCATCATATACAAAACATGGAAAAGTGTTTGAATAGTTTTTATTGATTGTACTAAAGCTTGGAAAATATTCATGTGGTCCATCACCAGTCCACACGGTAAGGTCAAAATATTGATTTATGTTGTGCTGTTTAATGCTATTCCTTATAAGTTTTTCAACGCTAATTCCGCGAGATTCGTAATTTAAATTGTGAACGAAACTCAATCCTTTGGCGTTATTTACTGCTAAAACGGTTGACATATTCTTATATTTTATAGTTGTGAACTAGTGTTGCATTCATGTCTACTCCTTTGGTGTAATAGCCTACTATGTGCGCAGGGCAATTGGAAACCTCTTCCCAGTGTCCAAATGTCAAACCGTGAACTCTGGCGGCTAATGTTGAAATCAGGTCCATGAAATAATGCTGAGGGTAATCATCAAATAGCTTTTGGTATAGAGCATAATTATTTTCTTTAACTGTCTTAAAGTAATTGTATGAAAACATTGTGCCGCCACAACCTGTATGAACACGAAAATGTTCAATACCCAACGCATCATATAATGCATGTTCATGTGGCCCACAGTTGTTAACTGCTCCGCTTACGTCGTATTGCGGCTCTATGGTGATTGCTCTATTAGTAAGCACATCAGTTTCAAGATACAGCGTGTGTGTATAATTGTGGTTAAGACCATAATCAAATAGGTAGTCAAAATATGCTGGACCAAATGAACCGGTGCCACAGTGCGTTTTTTTATGCCATATGTTAGGCGCATCAATAAATTCAATGGCACTTATATGGTGCAAATACTGTTCTGGAGATTCGCCTCCACTGTTGATTACTCGAATTGGAACCTCTGGATTGTGCTTTCTAAAATTCTCCAGTGTAAATTGTGCACGCTTAAAATCATTGCACATGAATAAGATTGCCTGAATCTTCATACTTTAGGATATGTTTTGTTGAGCCAATCAATGCCTTTGGTATTTGTGTCATACCAGCCATTGCCAGTGTTGATATTGAGAATGTCCGCAAAATACTTTTCATACATTACCGCAACGCGTTCAAGACTAAAGTTTTCGCCATATGCACGGCAGGCCGCCGGTTTGATTTGGTCAATGCGATGAATAGCATCAACAAAATCTTGCATCACTCTGCAGCGATACCCAGTAATGCCATGCAAATTGTTTTCAGCAAAACCGCCCCAGTCGGTGGTGATGGTAGGAGTGCCGCTCAATAAGTTTTCAATTTGCACGCCGCCAAACGGCTCAAGGTATAAGCTTGGCAATAGACTGCCTTTTGCACCAGCCATTAGAGCCTTTCGCTTTTGGGTGTCAGCATACCCAACATATTCAACACCATCTGGTATGTGAAAGCTGTCTTCCTTTTGTCCAGCCACAACCAGTTTAACACCAGCTCGCTTTGCGGCGTCAATTGCAACGTGCACGCCTTTGCCATCATACACGCGCCCAAGATAGAGAAAGTAGTCTTCTTTCTTTTCGTTGTACACAAAGTCATTTAAATCAAAATAATTTGGAATTACCACATCATACCATCGTTGGTGGCATTGTACAACATTGCCTAATCCACAATATGCGTGATAAATTGCATAGCTTTCAAACACTTTATATGGCGCAAAGTGTCCACCGCCATAGCCAATCCCAGGCTCCACCACCAACATATCGGTGTGCGCGTCACACACTGCTTTAACGCCCGATCCCCA